CTCCTTGTGAAAAATAATTATTTGTTAGAATTACCTCTATTGTATCACAAGTGTAATACGCTGTCAAGTATTTTTTTGTTTTTTAAGGTTGTGTTTTAGAGCCTTCTCTCAGGCAACCTAACGCCCCCGGCTTCACGCGCCGTAAGGCGAATTTGATTTAATATGAGTCTTGCGTGAAAAGACAAGGTTGCTCGGTCGCGTGCAAGCCGATGTTAGACGGATTTTTCCTAGCCGCCAGAACTAACGGTTTCCACGGATTTGGGCGCTTCTCGCCGGAAATGCGGTTTAGGTGTACCCAAATTGCGGCCCAATATCCGAACATCTGAAATTTATATCTGCTTAATGCGTCCCACGCCTTAACCTCTGCTTCGTCTAATTCGGCAATGAGTTTCTGGTCTGTAATCATAAAATCCGCCTAACGCCTTTTATATTCATCCGACCACCATATTGATTTAGGTGGTATATTTTATGTCTACACAAATAAAAAAACTCTTGCCTAATAATACCACTGATGATAGCCATGTATCAACATTTCAACAGTCGTTAAAAAATCAACGAGTCTGCCGGAGTCAGGTCTTTAGCCTCAACCCATCCGCCGGCTGTTAAAATCCGATGATCCGGCGTACAGGTCACAGTCCGCCCGTCTGTCGTTGTAATCCGAACCATCGGCCCCTGGTAATGGCTGACCAGCTTACTTTGCACCAATCTAAAATAACCCTTGTGAGACAGAACAACGTCACCTGTCTCGACATCCTCAATCGGAATGAAACCCCGACCGGTAAACACAGCTTGCCCAGGTAACAGGCATCTATCCAACGGGTGGAGCGCCATCAATTCGCCTATATCATAAATAACGCCGTCAAGCGCCAGGCAGGCTAAACAGGTGCGCTGTTGTTTGGCTGCCAAACGGCGATACCGGGTGATGAAGCCTGATTTCAGATAGCTTTGCCGGCTTGCTTCCCGGACGGCCCGCACCTGTTGGTCACGCGCCACCAACAGGATGTGATTCAGCCCATTGGCAAGCCCGTCCTCTATGATTTTTTTGGCAGTTAACCGGGGGTTTTGGCCGATGGCCGTCCCGTAAACAAGTTCTTTGGTGATTGCCAGGGCAGCCACCGGGTAGGCGTTTTTCAACAGATCGCCCAGCGGTTGGCCGGCAGAGGCAATGGCGACAATGTTCTGCACCGCTTCTGTATTCAGCCGGTCAAAGGTGGTATTGACGACATCCCCCCCGGCCAAGCTTAACGAAGCGTCCATCAGGGCCAGCGTGTTTTTTAGCCCGGCGAAAGCGGAATCATTTAACAGCGATTCAATCACCGGCCCCGCCACCTGCCCGGTGTATTGCTCTATTTCCTGTTGAACCTGGGCCAACAGTCTGGTATACCGCTGGAATCGGGCCAGTTCCCAATCCTTGAGTTGTTTGGCTTCCGGGGTTGACGGCGGGGGAAGTTCAAAGAATTCTTCCACCCCGCCGCCTTTAAATGTCGCCTTGATTTTCTCGATTGAATACCCCATTTTAAGGAATGTTTGAATCGTTTCCTGAACCGGGGTTAGTTTTTTTTTGAGTTCAATCGGAGGGGTGGTGATCTCCGTAGCCATGTTCAGGATGTCAGTTTTTAGCCGCTGCTCAACATCAAGCCAGCGCACTGCCATTTTGCCGGTGGCGTTTCCGGCTTTTTTGTCCAGGTCTGCCTGAAATTCGGCAATCAGACTGGTGATGATCCCTGGGGGTGGGGTGTTATTCCCGGACGGTTTCTTGTTTGCGGCAGTTTGTTCCGCCATGTCACGCGCTCTCCGGCGGCTGCTCAATCCTGTTTGCCCGCGCCCGGTCAATCATTTTTTCCAGCCACGTTTGCACCATCGCGTCAGAAAAGCCAAAGTCATCTTTCAAAACCTGCCCGCCGGCCAGCCCCAGTTCTGTTGCCAGAATAGACATGCGCCGGGCTTCCGCTTGCGCCCGGCTTAGAAGTCGGCGGCGCTTACTCCCCTTGTTGTTATCCGTCATTGCGGCTGCTCCAATCCGTTTGAGGCCGACCCGCCGTCAAGCTGGCGCTGGGCGTTCAGCACCGCCGCCGCCAACGTCTTTTGACTGCGCTCCGATAAAGCCTCTTGCTCAATATCAATCTTCGCCGCTTCAGCGTCCGGGTCGTCCACGCCAATCATAGTGCGCGCTGTTTCCCGGCTGATAATTTCTGCATCCACCAACTCTTTGGCTACCCGTTTGTCATCCGCCGAAACCGGCCCCAATTCCAGCCGGCACTCGGCCACCGCCCGCAGGGCATCATACCGGCCCGGTTGGCCGCTGAAGATGGCGGCCAGGGCCAGGGTGGTTTCAAGCAGCCAACGCGTCGCCGCTTCGGATTCCGCTTTTGTCTCAAGTAAACTTTGCCGAAAATCCGTCAACGCCTGTTTGCGGGATTCGCCGGAGGCTGCGGCATCGCCGGACAAGAGAGCGTGCAACTGGCCCACTTCCTCCAAAATACTTTGATAGGCCGCCTGTTTTGTTTTGGTGAAAACGTCCACGGGAACCGGGTCACGGTAAACGACAGACGGGGTTGCCACTTCAAGTGAGCCGTCCTCCCTCTCCACCGTAACACCGGTCAGGAAGTTACTGACCCCGGCCCCAACGTGCAGCGGTTCCGGGACAAATCTTGTCAGGCCGGGCCTGTCCGGGTCTGGAACCTCCTTGCCCGGCAGTTGGGTATTAAAGAACGTTCGTTCCAGAAACCCACCCTGGATGACATTCCGCTGCAGCATCGTTAAGCTGAGATTTAATAGTTTCTGGCCCTGGATAACCTGTTCAGTGACCAGCCTGGGCCGCTTGATTTCAAACACCAACAGCCGCCCACCGACAGCCAGAATAACCGGCGGCTCCGGCTCGGCCTCCCCTTCAACCGCAATGCGAATGACGGTTTTCCCGGCGGCATCCGTTGCCATTATCTCCGCCCGCTTGTCATTTTCCCCGGCCTGATAGATGTATATCCCTATCTGGCGCATCGTCTGCCGATCCAGGATTACGGCGGCTTGCTTCGGGTCCGGGGAATGAACATACAGGCGCATTATAGAAGATTTTAAATCGGCCTTTGGAATCAGGCCGTTTTCATCACGCTCGCCGGGGGGCGTGAACAGCCGCAAGCTGCCGCGCCGGGCCAGCAAGGCGTTTGTTGCCGCCGTTTGTAGCTGCGACGGAATATCCCTGGCGTCCCACCATTCGGTCAGAATGGCTTCTGCCTCGTCAATTAGCTGCTGTTCAGCCGCAGATGGCGCTTCGTTTTCCTGAAGCGGACGGCGAACGGCCAGCCGCCAGGCCGGTTCCCGGCCCAACACGGCATTGACGTGCCGCCCCACCACCTCGCCTACAGAATTTTTAGAGACAAAACTGCGCTGGATTTCCACCATTGTCTGCCGGTACAGCGAGTGACTATTATCCAGCAGCGGCCCGCTCCAACCGGCTCCCGCCTGCCAGTGGTCGCCCTGATAATACAACATATTAGAGGCCAGCCAGTCGGCAGCGGCGTCCGGGATTAAGTCTGCCGCCTGTTTGACGGTTAAGGTGCTAACGTCCATTGTGCCTATCCTTTTTTTGTAACGTGTGTTTAGAAATTACCGCCATTGTTTTTCATCTTTTGCTCTCCCCTCCCCGATCAGCCCGCCGGCAGCCTGCCGCAGCACATACCGCCCGGCGCAATGCCCGCATTTGAATTGGATGAAAAGGAACGGCCCGGTTACTGAAATCGGCTGCCCGCAATGAGGGCAGTTGATGACCGGGGGTGCAGGCTTGGTCATTGTCGCCTTCTTTTTAACGTGTGTTTCATAATCTCAGTAAACTGTGTGACCTGGGTTTCGGTTTGCCGGCCGGCCTGGTTAGCCAACCCACAATATACCGTTCGCTGTCCATAAAGTGAAAATCGTGCTTGTCCTCAATTTCCTCTGTCGGCTCGCCCCGTTCATCAAGTTTGCGGGCGTAGGTCATCTTTTCATCCAGATAACCGGTGCAGGTATCAAAAACAAAAAGCTCATTGCGGGCGTGCCGGCTGTAAACCCGGTCAATACCCACTTCAACCTCTGAAACAGCCGGCGGCTTAACCGGCAGCCCGGCAGCCCTGAATTCTGCCCGCCATTGGCCTTCAGACGGCGCACCGCCAACGGCAGTCGGCATCACCGGTTCACCATGCAGTAAGGCTTCCGCGTGCTGCGCCGCCGTGCGCCCGCCGGCCTTGTATTCCCGATACAGGTACAACTCATTTGTGCCTGGTTTTTTGGCATAAAAAAGTCCCGCCGTGTTGACTCCGCCGAAGTCCAGGCCCAGGTATCTGGGCCAGTCAGGCGGGATGGCAATCGGGGGGATTTTGTGAATAGCCTCATTAAACACATCATAGATGAGACCGGCAGGCCGGGTGAACAGCGCCCGGTAAAACATATCAAATCGCCATTTGGGGAGCCGCCGCCGGGCATCCTCCCATTCTTCCTGGCTGAACAACGGGTTTTCAATGGACTCAAACCTGATAACATCAATGGTGGGATCGCCATCATTCCAGGCGTCCCAAATGCGCTGCTTGAGCCATCCCAGATTGTAAGGCGTGGTGGTAATAAGCACCCGCCCCCGGTGAATGGACAGGCGGCGCATAATGGCTTCCCAGCTATCCACCCTGAAGCGCCGCTGCCCGGCTTCATCAAGACAGGCCGCTTTGGCCGTAGCCGATTCCAGGCTTTCAGGCTCCGCGGCGTACCCAAATAGTACCCTGGTCTCATTGTCCTGAACCTTGCCCCACATTCTGGTTTCCCCGGCGGCGCTGAACACAAACTGCCGGGATTGGGCCTTGTATATCCCCAACTGCATAATATCAATAAACCAGCGTTTGAATTCCGGCAGGGCTTTCAATTCCAACAGGGGGTAGGTGGGGGTGACAAACATATAATCCCCCGGCCCGCACTGCTGGATTTCACGCCATAACCAGATGGGAGCAAATGAGGTTTTGTCAGCCACCCTGAGTCCCGCTAAGAACGGCAACAATCCTTTTCAGACTGTCCCAGGCTCTTAGCTGCCCAGGGTGCATAGTTAACCTCACTTTCCCGTTTTCAACACTGTAAATGCCGTTATTCATCGCCGTCGCCATCAGGCTCATCAACTACCGGCCTGACCACTTCAACCATGGTGATCGGAATCGCCCCCCCATCGGGGCCGGTCGCCTCCACCTTTTGCTTGCGAAGCCAGCGGTCGGGATGCCGCCTTTCCAGAATCGCCAATGCCGCCCGCCAATCCGGGGGAACGGTCTTGGTGGTTTGCACTTCCTCCGTTATCATCATCCCGCCGGAAGCGGCATCAAGCGCCCTTGTCACCTTGATTTCGGTAAACGTGTACCCCCCCTTGGCGGCCTGGTCAATGATGTTGGCATTGGTCAGTTCGCCTTCTATTTCGGCCCTTTGCACCGCCTCGTAAAAATCGACAAAGGGCGCTTCCTGTTTGCGGGGACGAGTCCCAGGTTGCGCCAGCCGGGTTAGCTCGGCCTCGGCCCGGAGCCGCCATTTGTTGAAGGTGTCGTAATGAATCCCCCCCAACATGGCAGACTGCTCGTAGCCAAGCCCGCGCCGGATGGCCGCACAAATTTTCTTCTGCGTCTGGATATTCAGTTTTGTAGGTCGTCCTTTTTTCTTCATCAGGCAACTCCCCCCTGGAAAGTTGGCACGTTTCCTAAACGTGTGTTTATAATTCTATTCCTCTTGTTCCTCTGCATCGGGAATGTCGGCGAAGCCGTTTAATTCCCTTGCCACAAAGCGCCAGTTTTTGGCGATCTGCAAAAAGTCTTTCAGTTCTCCCTCAATAATTGTGGCCCTGGCCCGCAGCATTTGCATATCTACCAGCACAGATTCCAGCTTTCTGAGCGCCCTGTCCATCTGGTATTCGTGTTTTTTCTTTTTGGTGTCAGTGGGCATTACGCAGTCCTCTTAATTCTTCAATTTCAGCGTGCAAGTCCTCAATTTCAATCATGGTTTCCGGGGGAGTGTTCACCCCGAAAATGGCCTGTTTGGCTTGCAAGGCTTGCAGCCGGCGTTGTTTGTTGAGAATTAATGTGTCGATATGCTCATCCTTTTTTGAGAATTCCCCGGAGGCCGCCACCAACTCCACCATACGGGTATAAAGTTGTTTGTAGGAAAATGGCTTGGCAAAAAAATCATTAGCGCCGGCAGCCATGGCCCGCTGCCGGGTGTTCCGGTCATCATAAGCGGTGATAACCACAATCGGCACTATTTTGCTAATTTTGCGTATCTGTTTAACCGCCTCGATTCCATTCAGCACGGGCAGCCGCACATCCATTAAAACCAGAACGGGCGCAAGGTCAATAAAAGCCTGCTTGGCCCTGTCGCCCCGCTCCACCACTACAAATTCAAAGCCGTTGTAGGCATCCAGTAAAGCCTGGTAAAGATAGGGATTTTGATCTTCAACCAGCAGCACCTTGCCATGCCCGTGAACGTCAACCACAATCATCCCCCCGCGTTACCCTGGCCGATAGCATGGCGTTTTCAACCAGCGTAGTTTGCAAAGTCAGGGTGGTTTTGTTTATTTCTTCATGTAGCTGTTCCCGCTCGGCCCGCAGGGTATCGTTCTCGCTTTGCAGCCTGAAGGTCAACTGTTGCAGGTACAGCACGTTGCTGCGGACGTACATAAAATTCAATACAGTCAAAAACAGCCCCCCTAACCAGGGGAGCAAAATCAAAATAACAAACGCGCCTAAAATAAGGTTACCGGACAGGTTTGACATAAAAAAAAATTCCCTCGGACGGCGGCGGAAGTCCGAGGGATTTAAAATAAAACGGCAGGGCGTCCCATGATAGGACTTCCCGCCGCCAATTTCAATTATCATAGCATGCTTTTGGAGTTATGGCAAGAATATTTGAAAATATGTTCTATTTTGAGAGACAAGCAAAAGGCCGG